GGTTAAGTTGAGTGCCCCGAAAGCGGCTGCGCGGAGTTGTCGCCAATCCCACGCGCCGCCATCGGAGCTAGTTAGTTTGGGTCTTCGGCCTCCGCGTCTTTCGTTTCTTTCGCGGCGTCGGGGAATGATTCAGCGAGCGCTTCGAACACGCGCTCCATGATCTTGTCCCTAGTCGCTGAGTCTTTAAGGAAGTCCGCTTCGGTCAGCCAGTCCCCCACCTGCCTGAGACTTAAATCTTCGTCAGCATGAAGGAGCCCGGCCCACACGAGCGCACGAACCTCACGCGTTCCGACCTTGCCCTTCTTGAATCGAACGCCGATTTCCGCAAGAGTGAGCTTAAGGACTCCTTCGAGCTCGGGTAGCGCGTTCATTTCGTATCTGAGCGCCCTAATCTGGCCGCCTAGAACGATAGATGTTTTAGCCAAGAGCATTCTCCTTCATCCATGCTGGATAACGGCGACCGAAACGCTAACGACCGCCGAATATGTAACCTGAACATACCCGACGTTTCCTGAAATCTGATTCCAGAGCGAAGGAGGGGCGAGAAAGCCAACAACGACTTCAGCCCCGGCCGCTACCGTAATGACCTGATCGCCAGTCCGGCCGTACGAGTCTGCAACGCTTGAGACCGTGACAGTTATAGGGGAAGCGGAGCCGTTTTTAACACGAAAGGAGCACTTACCGGCGTTAAGGAACATGTCCCCAGCGGCGTCCGCTGCCCCGTAGGTCACGACCGCGTTAGTGTTGGGTAAGACTACCTGCGGAGTGAGAATTGTGAATGCCATTAGCTATCCTAATCCGCTATGGATTAGTGTGCTGTCCCAGCGAGAGTCAGAACGCCAACGCCGTTCAGCGTGCCGGTAAAGGTTACGGCGCCATTGTCGGGGAGGTCTTCGTTGATATCAGTTACGAAGCATGAGCCGGTATAGGTGTTACCGCTACCGTTATATTGAATCTTGGCCTTGATGGTCGTTCCGGCCGCCTGTGCGGCCTGAAGGTCAAGCTGCCCCGCGTCGCCAGAAACCCAAAGCTGATCGAATGCAATCGTCCAGCCACGCTTACCGGGAAGGGATGATTCGTCCGAATTGTCATCCTTAGTGGTCGTGTCGATTACCGCCGTCTTGCGCGCTAAGACTGCCTTAGTAGCGCCCGCGATTGTGTGCCACGTCACGCCGTTATCGGGTGACGACTGAAGAATGAACGCTACGCCGTTAGCGGCTGCCGTAGTCATGTGTCCTTACTCTCTCCATGTTGAATTTTCGTTAGCTGTGCCATATGATCGCGTCGATTGACGCGCCGAACTCAAAGGTTTGCGGGTCGAATAAATCCGCGTCGTTCTCTACGATGATTTGAGCGACAACGACGCCCATCGTTCCGCCGTTAGCGAATCCATTAAGGGCGGCCGTGACTGCGGTTCTAACCGCCTTCGCGTCGCTGTACGTCTTGGCCCAACAGGTAATTTGGAAGCGGGGATGGTTAAGGCCCATATCCCCGTCCTTACTGTGCTCGCTAGGCCCGCTTATCTTGTGATAGATGAGCGCGGGGAGCGCCGCCCCTTCAGTTATCTTCAGCGGGAAGATTCGCGTTCCGACGAGCGCGGTTATTCCGGCGCTCGTATTAAGGAAGTTGAATAGGCCAGATTCTATGTCGGCCAATACCTACACCTTCCTTAACGCTTCTTTTTGCGAAGCCCTCAGCCGAGTCTTAAATGTCCCGGCGTTGCGATCTCGTGCCGGGCGTAGGAACGGCATGGCCGAGAGCCAGCGGGTACCGAACTCGATAAACCGGCCGTACCAACCTTCTTTAGTCGGTCCGACCTTAACAAAGGCAATATGCCCCCTGCGCTCTACCGGACCGACCGCAAGCGCCTTAGCTAACTTGCCGGTATCGTATCCATGGCCGGGCGTTAGGTGCGCCTCGGCGTCCGCGCGTACTATCTCCCCGACCATGGGGAGTACAACATCGAGGTCGAAGTACGATACGTCGTAGACGCGGGCTAGTTTACGCCGGATATTGCCGAGTCCGGTTACTGTTGCGTAGGTTCCCTTTGCCATTACGTGACCCTCTCTTTGCATTGCAGAACCATCGTTCGCCTGCGGCCTTCGGGATCAGTCATGGCCGCTATGTCAAATACTCGCGACTGGCCGCCCGTCGTGTAGCGAACCTGCATTGACGGCAAGATGCCGGCAACCCATCGGCAAGTTATTTTGGTTGTAACTTGCGAGTGCATTTCTAGCGCGGCGAAAAGCTCCGCGCCGGATAGGTCTTGAACTTCCGCCCAAATCGTCTTGAATAACGTACCGGCCGCGCCGGGCGAAACGTCGCCGGCCTCCTGGCCGTATGCGTCCTGTGTTGCGTTGATTGTCTCGATGGTTACTCGATGTCGCAGGGGGCCTATACGCAACTAGGTTCCATGCCAATACCTGCCGCCGAGCCACCACGCCCATTGCGCGCCCATCGGAACCACCTTTGGAACCGCGCCGGAAGTAACTATCGCCTCGCGATTTTCGTACCAATGTGCCAGCGTCATAAACATGCCGAGTCGGTAGAGTTGCGGTACCTTCGTTTCGTCGGCGCCGAAGCCGGCCGTTAGGTTGATCTTGATTGGCGAAACCGGCCAAAGTGAATTACCCGGCCAGTTGTTATTGGGCGGCAGGACGAGCCGTCCGGGCTCGGAGTCGGTATCGACCAGGTAATCCGTCGCAACCGTCATGGTCGTAACGGTATTAAGATCGTCGGCCCACTTCACGGACTGGACCGAGATAAGCGGTTCAATCGGTATAAGTACCGGCAACTGATCGGTAGGCCAGGCGTCTAGCTCAACTTCCCATGTCTGAGTAATGAGCTTGCCGTGAATGAAAGTCTCGCACGCCTCGCGCGCGCCAATAATCAGGATCGTAATCAACGCGTCATCGTCGGTTACGTCGACGCGAAGATGCTGCTTGGCTTCCGCTAGCGTTATGGGCTCGACTGCCGGCTGAGTAACAATGTGCATTCCTGCCATGTATTACCGCCCGCGCCTTCGACCCACGACACGCATAGCTCGCTCGGTCCGTGGCTCAGCGGTAGCCGTTTCGACTTCCGCAATGCCGCGCTCGACCCATATACGCGCCTGCTTGGCCTCGACCTCGGCCACGTCGCCGGGCTCGTACCCGAATAGACGCGATCCAGGCGTGCCGTGAGGTGCTGTATAGCCAGCTATGGCCGTCGTAAATCGGAGAGTTGTCATAAAAGCCTCCATATAACGAAGGAATGGGGCGGGCCAATCGCCCGCCCCGAATCCCCCTAGTAACGATTCGGCTTATGTAGCCGAGTTCGCGTAGTACGCGACAGGGTGAGTTCCAGCGTCAATCAGCGCGCCATCGGAGCGCGCCCATGCAATGAATGCAACCTGGTTAAATTCGGCGTAGCGCTCCACGAGTCGGATAACCTCAACGCCGAGTACGTCACGAATCATGTAGTTCGAGAAGTCCCCGAACAAAACCGACTTCGCGTTAGCGGCAAAGACGGGCATGTCGTTGTTAATGACATAGGGGTAGCCGTTGATCGTGTCGGGGTTAGACCCAACACTCACGCCGATACCCTCAAGGCTTGACCTCCACAATGGACGGCCCCCCGAGTCCTTGATCTTCTTGATGACCTTCAGGGTTGAGTCATGAAACATGAACTTACCCTGTGGCCGGTAGGCCGGGTCTACGGAGTGCTCAACGTCGACGAGATCGTCGTAGATAACGCTCAAGGTCTGACCGACAAGACCGGTTTTCCCAAGAGTTGCGTCAATCGTGACGCCGCGAGGCATTGAAACCCCAGTACCAACCGTGAACATGTTGTTCTGAATCCTGCCAATTCGGATACCGAGCTTGCGCGCGATATAGGAATCGAGATCGAACGCCGAGTCCTGAACTAGGACTTTAGGAACGGTCACGATCTTCGACGTGAAGTTGTAGGCCGCGAGGTTCACAACCCCGAATGCCATATCAGCTTCGGTCGCCGCCGTGTTTTCGGCCAAAATTGCGCCGATCTGTGTAGTGTCGTTCTCAGTCGGGAACGGCATGGTCGCGCCGGTCGAAGTCTGGATAACGGTTGCGCCCGAAACGCGCATCCCGCCGTACCACTTGTACGCCTCGGTCAGCTTGCGGTAGAAGTCCTGCGGAACTAGGTAACCACCAGTCGTACCCGAGCCGGCGCCGCCGCCGACACCTTCAGCAAGCGCTCGCTTCTCAAGGATGGCACGCTGCTCGGCCTTGAGGTTAGACGCGCCGCCGCGCAGGTACGCGGTAAACGCCCTGCTCTCTGCGGTCTTCTCGGCCTTCTCGCGGGCCTCGGGGTCGCCAGTGTCTTCGCGCGTGTCCGGCTTAACGCCGGGCTTGTAGTGGGCTTCAAGATCGCGAGTTTCCTCGTCAGCCGCTTCGGCCTTCTCGACATTCCTCTTGATCGTGTCGGCCTCGCCCATAAGGCCATCGAA